TTATTCCTCAAATTTGGGTGTGAACACCTGGGGCGCCCAGGGCAGCGGGCGGTCTTCTTGTTCCACCACGTTGACCATTTGTTCAGCCAGGCGGGCTTCGATCATGTTTTTGCCATCGGCCATGGTTTCGGCTTTGATCCATTCCACGATCATGGCTTCGGTCACCTGGTCAAACGGTACGGTCATTTTAGGTTCGCGGAAAAACCAATTGCCTTCCGTTTCAACGGCTGCGGTTTTGTTTTCAGCGCGAACAAAATACCTGGCCTGGGTGATTAAGTCACCATCCGCTTTGATGCCCAGGATTTTCCAGGTCGTATTCATTAAAAGTTGCCCCCGCCAGTTCCACCCGTTGCGGTAAAAATACCTGTGGATGGATTGAATTTAAGTTTAGTCGATGACACATAAGCGGGCAAGTTTCCTGTTGAATTTGTCACCCAAACCAGGTATTCGTCCGCGTTTGTCGATGTGTCGTCGGTGATTGCAATATTCGCTGCGTTTGTTGCGTTTGTTGCGCTGCCAGCACTTCCCGCGCTGCCGTCAATCGAAACGCCAGTCAACGACTGGATCGCGCTGGCGCGGTTCAACGCAATGGTGGTCGTGCCGATGTGCAGCGACGAATTGCCCAGGACGGATGACGGGATCGTGCCGGTCAGTTCGCCCGCGGGCAAGCCGGTCAACCCTGTACCAGCGCCAGCAAAGCCCGTGGCCGTCAAAATGCCGGTCGAAGGGTTGAATTGGTATTTGGTAGAAGCGACGTATTCGGTGGCCAAGTTGCCAGTTGTTTGGCTGGCAAACAGCGGATAACGCACCGCGTTGGTGGTGGTGTCATCGGTTACCGTCGCATAAGCCACGGGCGTCACCCAAGTTGGAGCGCTGGCGCCGTTTGACTGCAATACCTGGCCAGCCGAACCGGTTGAACCGGACACCGCCAACGTGCTGCTGAAATCAATGGTTGTGAATTTTGCCGATGCCGCCGTAGTGGCGCCAATCGACATATTGTTGATCGTGCCAAGGCTTGTCGGCGCAATTTCAATTGATCCCGCGCCGGTTGGCTTGATGTGAACGTGACCCGTTCCGGTCGGGCTTATGTCAATTTGCGCGTTCGCACCATTCATGTTGGTCGAAACATCCAAAGACAAATTATTGCCGCCACCGGCGCCCCATTGCAGTTGGGCCGTGCCACCCGCGTTTCGCAAAGCGCCGCCAGCACTTGTGGCCGCATCAAAAAACGGGCCGACAAACTTGGTCGTGGCAGTTACGGTTGTGCCTTTGATTGTGTTGGCCGTCGTGCCGCCAATTGCGGGGGGCGCTGACAAATCCAACGTGCCGCCCAGCGTCAAATTGCCGCTGCTGGTGACCGTGCCGGACAGCGTGATGCCGGACACCGTACCTGTGCCACCAACCGACGTTACCGTGCCAACCGTAGGCGTCGCCCAGGATGGAACACCGCCAGCCAAGGTTAACACTTGGCCATTTGCCCCAGCAGCCAAAAAAGAAGTGGCGCCAGCGCCCGATTGATACGGTACTGAACCAACCCCACCACCAGCCAAATTTGTCGCCGTGGTGGCTGTTGTGGCGCTTCCAGCGGTTGTTGCCGTGGCCGCGTTGCCGTTGATTGATCCTGTGATCGTATTGGTAACGGTTAAATCCAGTAATGTGCCAACACCCGTAATGCCGGTGTAAGCGCCGCTGATCCTGGCGGTGTCAATGGTTCCGCTGGTGATTTGATTGGCGGCAACTGCAATGCTGGTCGCGGCCAGGGCGGTTAATTGGCCCTGGGCGTTGACGGTTGCGGTCAATGTTTGGCTGGCGCCGCCATACGACGCAGCCGATACACCGGTGTTGGCAATACTGAATGTTGTGCCGATTAGGGATAAACCCGTACCCGCGCTGTACGTTCCCGCGCCCGAAAACTGCGTCCAGGGCATCGCGGTGACGCCAATCGTGCCGGTCGATGCCGCGGTCGTAACCCAACCGGTGTTCAGCAATGATGTTCCGGCTTCAATGAACGTAAACGCGCCTGGCACTTCCGACCAGTTGTTCATGTCCGCGGTGCGCGTCCATCCGCTGGCGCTGGCTGCATAAATACCGTTTTGCGCCTGACTGGTTTGGTTTTTGACTAGGATGCGATCACCGGCGGTCAGCGCGGATGGCCAATCGCCACCAGCCTGGGTAGAAAGGCCCGTCAACGTAATGTTGTTGGTGGTCGTGTACAAACACGACGCCTTGATATCCAAACCCTGGGCGACCGAATCAACGTATGCCTTATTGGCCACGTCAGCGTCCGCGGTTGGCGCTGCGGCCACCTGGGCGGTTGTGAAATACGCTGCCGCGGGGGTGTTGCCACCAATTACGGACGAATCAATCGTCGAATTTGTAATGGTTAACCCTGATTGAACGGGGTCAATTGGGGCAAAAAAAGGCGTTCCCGCGGGGCCAACAAAATATTGCAGCGCAAACGTTGGTTCAGGATCAAAAACGCCCTGAACCGGAACGATGTTGGTGGTCTGTTTGTTGGCGACCTGATTGGCCATGGTTTACCCCGCGGCCAACGGTGTCACAAAGCATTCGCCGTTTGCAGCCGTGCCAATGATGCGGATGTAAAACGTGTTGCGTGGGGCTGGAATCACGATTGGGTAATTCATGCTGGGCGGCAAAATCACACCAGGCGTTGAATTGCCGGTCGTTGGAACAGCCGGTGTTGCCGTGCTGGCAGCCGTGGTTCCCAGCGTCACAACAACGGACGCGCTGCCGGTGTTAATCAACGACACGTAATTATTTTCAACATTCGATTTGGGTTCGATTGCCAGGGCGGTTGAAGCGGAAGCCGGAACCGTAATTCGGTAGGTCGGCCCATTTGGTCTAAAACTTGGCAGCATATTCGTTCCCCTTTCTTGGGAAATTATAAAGTTTCAAAAGGAAAAAGCCACCCCTTTTGAGGGCGGCTTTCCCGATTATTTTTCCATCCGATTAAGGAAGGAAAGTTAGGTCGTAACCGTAAATGAACACGTCAGCGGTGGCTGCTGCGCCCTGTGCGGTTGTGCAACGGATGTAAAGCGGTGTGGTCGATACTGCGTCTGTGGACGTTGCAGCGGTCACAACCACTTTTGCCGTGGCGCTGTTGCCGGTCAAAGCATAAGCCGTTTTCACGGCTGTGCCGGTTGCGCCTGGGCCTGTATAAACGGCCAATTGGGCCGTGGTCAGGTTGATGGACGCATTGGCAACGATGATGCTTTGAACGCTGACACTACCACTTGCCAAAATGGGGGCAATGGTATCTGCGACTGCATTCAAATCAACGCCCTGGGCCGATGCAATCAGGCGTAGCGCCTGGTTGGTTGCAAGGTTTGAGGGGTGATTACTAGCGGTTACTGCTGGGCCTGGATTAGACATGATCTGTTTCCTTTCTTGGTTGTCGGTTGATGATTAGGCTGCAACGCGGCAAGCAAGTTCGGGGTACAAAGGCGCCCAACCGTACAGCACATCCAAACGGGTTGGGATGCTGTCGTTGTTGATCGTGTACTGACGAACCACGCGAATTGACAAGCCAAGTTCCTTATCGGAAGCGCGGCCAGCGAAATGAACGCCATCAGGCAATTCCAAGTCAGCAGTTGCCAACGTGAACGCATTGCGGTGCATGATGATGTTTTGTGGGCTGACTTCGCCGCTGTTTGCGAACGGGGTCACCACGGCGGTTGCGCTGGTAGCAGTAACAGTCACGTTTTGGAATTGACCGCCGGTGATGATGGCGGGCGAAACGGTTACTTGTGTGCCAGGTGAAGTTGCAACGCTGGTTGTGGCAGTCACAACGAAGTTGCGAAGTTTGCCTGAACCGTAGGCTGCGCGGCTTTGTGGGTTAACTGCGTACACGCCAGCAATTTGGATCACGTCGCCCTGGTTCAAAGTCAAACCAGCGGATGCAACCAAAGTGATAGTGGATGTAGAAGCCCAGCCGGTGGATAACGAACCAGTAAAGGTCGAAGTGTTGGTGGTCAAAGTTCCGGTGTAATTGCCGAAAGTTTGGTTCACAACGTTCTGATCCATTTTCCAGTTCATGCCGCCCGAATCACGGCCCATAAGACCTTTTTGGAATTGGGTGCTGACTTGGTTTTGTGGATTGAACAAACCTTTAAGGCTGTCAACAATGGTCGCGCTGGTGAACGGCTCGATGATGCAAGAACGACGACCATCGCGTGGTGCGCCTTCAGAATCAAGGTATGCCTGGCCAGTCAAATAAGTAATAAGACCAGTTGGGGGCGTACCAGCAGTTCCCACGATGTTGGCGGTGTTGTTTTTCGCCATAGAAAGACCGTCAAAGTCAATCTTGTTGGCGATAGCAGCAATAGCCGGTTTCAACACGCGGTCGCTGAACATATCAAGCGACAAAGCCAAATCCTGGGTCGTGAATTGGGTATCCACGTGGAATTGGGTTGACAGCGTGACAGGAACGCTAGTTTCGTTGAAATCTTCAACGTTAAGGGCTGGGCCGGTAGTACCGATGAAACGACCAGGACGGCGAACGTTCAGCGTATTACCAATTTTCGCGCCAGTTACAGCAAATTGATCGTCATACTCGCGGTTTACTTCGCTAGTAAAAGTCAATTCGTTTTCCAAGACCATCAACGCTTCGTTGGTGATCTTGCTAATGGTAAGCAAATTGTTGGACATGATTTTTTCCTCAAAAATGGGTTAAATGTCAGCGGATTCTACGTGCTGCGCGGGCTGCTTTCCATTGCTGATACGAACCATGGAAATTGCCATCGGCATCCAGGCCCGCGTCAACGGTGTTAACTGCACCACGCAGCGGCGAAATCGGCGCTGGCGCTTTTGACTTCCCAACAGTAGGCTTCACTTCAGGGGCGCTTACCTTCGAATCCCTCTCATAACGGGCTTCAATTTTTCCAATTTCGCGGACGGCTGAAACAAGCGACATTTCGGACAACTTTTTTGCAAACTCGGTGTTTTCAGCCAAGTAATACAAAATTCGCGGCCCATGCTCTGATTCGATAATTGCATCGCGCACCGGATCGCTTACGCGAACGTCGCTGCTTTGCACCATGTCGTCAAAGTCCGGCATCTCTGATTTCACCGCGTTCACACGATCTGCCCAGGCTTTGAATTTCACTTCCTGTTCAGCCGCGGCCTTGCGGTTTAAATCTTGTTGATCCCGTTCTGCCATCTTTTTATCAGCGGTATATTCGGCCAACGCTTTCGCGTATTCGTACATATCGCTGAATTGTTCCGGCTTGGGTTCCTCGCCAACGTCATCCTGGGGCGCTTGCGCCTGTGGGTTGACCTTGCCTTCCAGTTCCTTCAGCCTGGTTTCCAGTTGTTCACGTCTTTCACGTTCTACGCGGGCTTCCTCGCGGGCCGCTTCACGCTGTTTCGTGATCTCTGAAAACCGCCTTTCCAATTTTGGATTAGGTTTGCGATCCTTCTGATCCTCTGCTGTTGTCGCGTCATTCCCTTCCCGATCTTGTCCACTCTGATCGTCCGCATCCGGCTCGGCAACGGCGCTTTCGGCGTCTTCGTTGGCCGCCACGGGGGCTGCGGGTTCCGAATCAACTAAACCAAGTTTTTGGGCTGTGAATTCCGCTAAATTTTCGCTTGTTACGATGTTACTCGCCAGGCGTTCTTGCACTTCCGACATAGGTTTATCCTAAGAATTAACCCAATGAAAACCCATTGGTAGGTTGTGGGTTGATTTTCAACCCGAATACTTACATTGTCAATCACATTGCGCCAGGTTGCATTTGTGGCTGCATTCCAGGTTGCTGCATTTCAGGCTGCATTGGCTGTTGCATCGGCGGCTGCATTGGCATTTGTGGCTGCATCAACTCTTGGCCAGCCTGAATGAACGGATTTTGCGTTTGGTTGACTTCCATTTCAGCAAATGCGGACGCTTGCTGCTGTTCCTGATCGCGTCGTTCCATTTCCGCGGCCAAGGCTTCGGGCGATATACCGGCTAACACCAAACGCGTCATGGCGTCCAGTTCGATTTTGTTTTGATCGGTCACGGCTTTGATTGCCGATTGGTTGACCTTGGCTTCGTTGATTGTGTCGGTGTTGTAGGCGCGGGAAATCACATCCATCAACTTGCGGCGGTTGCTGCCTTCTTCTTTCATTTGCGCTATTTGGCCACGGTTGTTGATTTCTAACTGCAACGCAATCATTTGCTGTTCCATTTGGGCAATCTGCTGCTGTTGCGCCAAAATTTGCATTTGCGCTTGCGGTGGAATATCCGACTTTTCGTCGATTTTTGACAGCGGGTTCATGGCTGCCAACCGGTCGGCAATGATATCGGCGCCAGGGAAATCCATGTTGCGGAACAACAAGTCGCCCGCGGCCTGGAATACCTGGGGTTCGACCATCAACGGCATCATGGCTTCGACGGCTTGCTGACGCTTGCTGTTGTAGCCTGGGCCGGTGTCCATCACCACGTCGTACAAACCAACCGTGACGTTGTTCATAACCTCGCCGGTGGCTTCCACTTCGTTGATTGTCACCAGGTCGGGTTTGCCATCCACGCCGATAATCCGCAAAACGCGCTGGGTGTCGTAAATTTTGGGGATCAAATCTAGGATCACTTTGCCCGTGTGCTTAATGCTGCGGGTCATGTTGTCGTAAAAGTGGAAATTGCTCATGTCCACTTGCTGCTGCTGCCCTTGCAATGCTTTGCCGGAAATGTTGCCTGGCAATGATTGGGATGGGTCAAAAATACCCAGCACGGTTTTCAGGTCGTCAGCAATGGCGCCAGCGGCCACCATGATTCCTTCGGGCGGTGGTTCGGGCTGGATACGCGTTGGCACGGGCGCCGGTACGCCTTCAATGTCTTTTTGTTTGTAACGTAAAACAGGCGTGGATTTGATGTTGGCCATCGCCCATTCGGATTCGTGGCCTTCGTCCTGGCCTTCGGCAATCAACCACTTTGGCTTGGGCGCCAGGGCGATGCTTTCGGTCATGCTGGTGCGCCAAAAGTTATACATCCGCTGCGGGTCTTTTGCAAACCGCACCAAACCGTATTTTTTGCGCTTTCCTTCGATAATCATTTGTGCGCCATAGCACGGAATGATTGGAATGTATTTGCCCGCCCATTCCTTTTCTTCCAGGATTTGCATGGCGGTCATCTTGCACCACTTGACCTTTTTGCGGTAGGACGGGCGCTTGTCCATGATGGTGATTTTGCTGGCATCCAGCAATTCAGGGCTGGGCAATTCATTTTCAAACAACTTTGTGCCGTCGGACAGCATCACCAACGTGACGCGTTCGCGTTCAACGTACCAGTATTCGGCAATCCGAATATCCTCACGGGTCACCCATTCTGCGGTGTCATCACCAGTTCCGCGGGGCAAAAAGCCCGAACCGTCATCGGCTTCAGGGTATTGTTCACGAAATGCCCGCTTGGATATAACGGTGGTGACCAGGCATTTTTCGGCGTCGGCCCCGTCGGGTGACACGCTGTTGGGGTCGAAATACACGCTGAACGGATCATCAATCGGTTCAATGTAAATTTCCTGGTCGAAACTGTCTTCCGACGTGTAGTTGGTGGTCACGCGCCAATATCCCCAACCCATGCGGACAGCGTATTCAAACGCGGTGTCATAAGCGGTGTCCGCGTTGGAATTGACTTCAATGTGGCGCGTGATTCCTTCGACCACCTGGGCGATTTTCAAGTCGCCTTCGTTGTTGACGGGGTGAACCTTAATGCGGGGGCGCTGCTGGCGCTGCTGGTTGGTAACCTGGCGAATGTAGGCGTCAATTTTGTTGATCGTCAGGCAAGGGCGCGATTCCAGGTTGCGGCTGTTTTGAATTTCAACCGGCCATTGATCGCCACCGGCAAACTTCAGGTCGCCCAGGGCTTCGGCGCGGTTTTGGGAATCGGCTTCCGAAACCAATCGCAAAAACTTAATCGCATCCCCGATGCGGCCATCCATGTCTGTGTCTTGCCATGCCATAAATTATCCCCTTTGTCCAGGATTATCCCATCCATCCACCGCCCATAGCAACAGGCGTTTTCTTGCGGATTTTGACTGGTTCCTTAATCATCAATCCAATATATCGGAATGCGTCTGCGCCGTGCGAATAATGGTCATGCAACGGTGTTCGACTGAATTGGCCCGTGTCGGGATCAACTTCATACCGATAATGTCGCAAACAGTTTAATCCGTCCGCGCAATTTTCGCGATCAAAATAACAATTTGTAAATATTGTTCGGGCCGCGTTGATCGAATCGGCCACCGGTACGCGTTCCAGGATGCGTGTTTTGTACCCAGCGCCGCGCACAATGTCTTCAATGCTGCGACCGGCTGCGGCCAGGGTTTTGTTTTGGGCGTCGTGCGGCAGCCAAATGGTGTCGTACACATACCCAAACGTTTGCAGTTGCGCCAGGTAACTGGTCATGGTGCGCTGCGTGTCTTCAAAATACCGAATCAACCTAGTTTCCATGCCCACAAACTGCACAAACCACCAGGCGGTGGCATCGGCCCAGCCCAGGTCGCAAACGGCGTGAACAGGCTTGGTTGGGTCATACGGCACTTTGGTCAGGCGTTCGTCGCGGTCAGCCTGGGCCAGTTCTTTTGCAAAGATAGCGCCATCCACCGTTTGGCGGCATAGCCCTTCCCATACTTGGTTGTAGGCTTCGGGATCGCGGGCCTTCAGCGCGTCCTTTTCAAGCGCCAGCGTTTCAGGAAACCAAGGGTTGTCATTCCAGTTGATCTTGATGCTTATGCAATCCCGCGGGGGTTTGACCACAAACCGTTGGTAAGTTTCGTCGGTTTCCAATTCGGGGTTGAACGACACCCAAATTTCGCTGCCCTGTTTGCGGATAGTCGGGATCAGGATGTTCCAGGACAAGCGGCTGACGGTCTGCGCTTCCTCAACCCAGCACACATCCACGCCTTCAAACGACTTAATGTTTGTCGGGTTGTTTTTCAGGCCAATAAACGCGAATTCAGTCCCGTTGGCGCCGCGGATGGTGGCCTGGGTAACGTCGTAAAAACCCAACAACCCCAATGCTTCGATTTGATCGCACAACAGTTTGTGAACGGAATCCTTGATGCTGGTTTGATACTCACGGGCGCACAACACGCGGATGGGCTTTTTGGCGCCCTTAATCAACAGCGCCCTGGCAATCCCCCATGACTTCGCACCACCGCGCCCGCCGTACAACACTTTGTACCGGCTGGCCCTGAACAATCCTTGCAGTTTGACTGGAAATTGCGCCTTGGCAATCGCCTGGTCAATTTGCTGGGTGTCCGTCAATGTTTGCGATTGTTCCATCGGGGTTCATAAATTGGATTGCAATAACCGATGGCCCGATTGGGGCGCCATCCTTGCCGGTGATTTCCTGTTCGATCTTGTCGCGCCAGCCCAGGACGTTCTTTGCCGTAAATATGGCAAACGTGCTGTTGTACGCGCCTTTCATGGTTCCTTCGACCAGGTTGGCTTGCTGCAAATCCTTCGCCTTTTTATAGGCATAAGAAAACGGTGGGTTTCTTTGGGTTCCGTCTGGGTTTTTTGCCGTTGCCCAATCGTGCAGCGTTTCAGTAGTAACCCCAATATTGGTGGCAAATCGCGCCAGGGTCGGGAACGATCCAGGCAATTCCTGGACGGTTTCATTTCCCTTGGCGTCTTTGACGGTTACTTCCCTGGTTGATGGCTGGCTGAAAAACTCCAGCAGCATATCCACGAATTCCTCGCGATATTTGGTGGGTCTTCCCCCCAGGTTCTTTGGCTCTACGCGGTCGGGCTTGTCCTTGGGCGTGTCATCGTGACGACGGCGCCCCCGCTTTTTTACGGGTGCGTCGGTCATCATTTTTTGGCCTTTGGTTTGGCGGCTTCGCGCTTTACCGAATAGGCAATGGCCACCGCTTGCTTGGGTGGCTTACCGGCTTTAATTTCGGCCTTAACGTTCTTTTCAAACGCTTTCTTGCTGGGTGATTTCGTCAGCGGCATGGTTAGTTCCTTCCTGGGCTTTGTCCTGGCTTATTTGCGCCAGCACGTTGTTGTATTCCTGGATGGCCCCGCTGATCTGCAACAAGATGGCTTCATGTTGCTTCGCCAGTTCTTGCAGTTCAGCCAGGCGTTTAGCAATTTGTTCCGGTGTCATTTATTTTTTCGCTGTCTTGGCGCTTTGTTTAAAGGCTTTGGCCGTGGGGGCGCCTTTGTCCCCAGGGCTTCGCATACGTTCGGGTTTTTTGCCCGCGGCTTTTTGTTTCTCAATACGTTCACGCTTGGCATGAATGTTTGCATATAGTCCATCGGCCATCAGTCAGTTCCCCCTATCTTTTCAAAACCTTGGCAATCTTCGTCCTTGGCTTTAAATGTGCTTGCTTTCAATTGTTCGACTTGTGTTTCCAATTCCTTGATGGTGCGGAAAAAGGCGGCAGCCTGGGCCACCGCCTGATCCCGTTGACCTTCCAGCATTTCAACCAGGAATTGCACTTCAGAGTCAGGATGCTTCAACATGGTTTAGGCAATTGTCGAAACCATGATGTAGTACGTCGTGCCGCCGCTGACCACCGGAATGGTATGCGTGGCGGCTGGCGTACCAACTGCTGCACGGAATACACCGGCAACGTCAGCGGCGGGAAACAGGGCAAAT